AAGCCATGACGTCGATTGCTTTACCCTCTAAGTGCAAAGACTTCATCGTTTTACTTGCGCCCTTTGCTACAAGCTCTTTTTGCTGTTCAATGGTTCTCATTCCTTGAATTACACCGAAATCGGTTTTGGAAAGGCTAATGGCTTGCTTCGCTACTGCTTGCAACCTTTCGTCAACGCCCTCTAACTTATCAAGGCTCCGTCTACTTAGCTTGAATGGCATCGTTTTTTCTCCAAATATAAGCGCCAGCAATTGACCAGCGTGTTAAGGCTTACAGCTGTAAAGAGCAGTATCCACTGCCACATCTCCATCAGGGCTTCGCTTTCATGTATTTGCCTACAGCCCTACCCCCAAACCAGAAACTGATTATAGCAGCAAACAATCCAGATGTAGCATCGTCCCAGATAAGCGAAAGAGAGCGGCCCAAGTCGTTACCCGCATCCATGAGAGCAATCAAAGCCGTCACCTTAATGGCAACGAAAAGACCAAAAAAAACATAAGTGATGACAGGACGGACAGACCCTCTAAGTCCATTAATGAACCAACCAGCGTCAATACTGTCATGCTTGTACAAACCTTCTGTTTCTTTGATTTCCGCTTGCTTATCCATGATGTTGAGCTGTAACTCATTTCGCTTCGTCATCATGTCCATTTCAAGCTGCATACGCTCAAGATTGTGCTTATGCTCTTGACCTGCTTTGAAGTAATTCAATACCTCTGGCAGAAATGACGTGCCAAAGCCCAACAGACTTCCAAGAAGTGTAATCATACCATCACCGTCCCGTAGAGGGCCATCTTTGTGTTAAGGAGAAACTCAAGCGCCCTTACCATCAGGAACACCATGAAATCCTCAAGGCTTACCATACTTTTCTTCTTTGATTACCGAACCTTCAGTAACCGTAGTCTTGCTTTCTTTGCCCATCCAGATGCCGAAGCAACCTGTCAATGCGCCCATGCACACAGAAACTAAACCGCTTTGAGCAACAGAAGGATCAGGCAAACTCATAAACCAGTGAACCGCTTGATAGGTAAGTATCGTTACCGCCAGCATCATCAGGCGTGGCAGTATCTTGAGGCTGTCAATATACTTAGCTGTGATTTGAACCATTTCAGACCTCCATATCTATGATCTGTCCTTGAGGTTGCAATTGAGTATTACGCGCCCCAAACCTATCATAACTGAGCATTAAATCAAGTTGCTGTCTCTCAAGCGCCTTAGAGAGCTTGTGAGCACGATTATGTTCTTTCTGCACCTGTTGCTGCGCCTGATGGTTTTCGATGCTCTCACGGCTTCTCTCAACGCTCACGGCAAACGGTAAATTTCCTACAGGATCAAGCATTAGCCAACCAAACAAAACCAACAAGACCAGAAAGTAAAACTAAGAACAAGGCAATGCCAGCGCACCACTCAAGAATAGTTTGCTTTATTTCCATGCGCCTAAACTCATGTTCTTTTTTTTGTTTTCTAATCTCAGCCTCTATTCTTAGGAACTCTTGCCAATGCGAAGGACCAAGTATTGCGGGGTGACTAATGATCTCGCGTAGCTCATCGCGCATCTGTTGCGCTTTCTTCCTCGCAAGGAATACTTCCATCGCTTGCGCCTGAGTACCACCGCCAAGAGCTTTGTACCAAGGTGGCTTCCCCGTCATCTTTTCAGCCTGATCCAGTTCAGCCATGCAACCAGCCCACTGTTGAAGCTGTTGCCCCATGTCTTGGAGATCACGCCCAACCTGCACGCCTTTTTTCAAAAAATTAAAAGCGGCTGTAGCTCCCGCGATTGCAGTAACAGGATCAATCATGTATCGTAAATCCTCACAGGGCAGAAGTAGCTGGGGGGTACTACATAGCTCTTATCATACCACAAATATGAGGGTCTGTCATACCCGCAGTCGTACACACAAACCTGATATAACCCCAGTGAGAAAGATTGGCCCCAGAAAATTGCGACCAAAGCGCACACTTAACGCTCAATCAGCCTGTCTAGCTTGCCTTCCAGCCGATCAAGGCGAGCAATAACTTTATCCATGTCAGACTGTGAACGGTTTACAGATGTATAATCACGCGCCATTATTTCGCGTGTTGTAGATAAACTTTCGGAGAGTTTGTCCAATTTGGCGTGTTGCGTTTTAGCCCACCAACCAGTTGAAGCAATCAAAACACCTAAGACTAGATCAACTCCGAAATACATATTCATTTCATAACTCTCATGTAACTTTGATTTGCGTTCACTTTCCTAAGATATATCACGTCATGACCCGAAGCGGTATCTATAATCTCACTTGAGCCTGTCCAAAAAGAACTATCCCCGCTTTCTTCTGGCTCATCTGCGCTAATGATCTCCCCAGAAGCATTATACCGATCAATCAATATAGGATAATTACCTGAACTTTTTTTATAACTTTTCCAATGCGTTAATTGGTTTTGAGCGTTGTAGTGATAAGCCCTGACTGTCTCTCCATCCGCTTGACCATTGACATAAAACCTCTGATTGCCAGACCGCAAACTCTCCAAATTAAAGCCATAGCGTGTTGTAGATGCAGACAGAACTTCTGGAGGTATATCGCCTACATAATCTCTCAATGCCGCAATATCATTAAAACAAACAGAGGTTGAGAAATCGCCCTGCCTATCGCAGAAAGCTATTTCCGTAATGAAAGGCCAAAGCGTAAATGACATCTCATTAAACGCCTCAGAATGCTTTGCGAATTTGATTACCCAACTCATCAGACCACCGTATAGCTACCACTTGAGCCAGTTGATACAACTGTTGACCCATTAGAAACCAATCTTAAAAATCCACCGCGCCCAGATGCCCCATCATGGAATGATTGCCCCCCAGCGCCCCCAGAACCTATAGTATAACTTATTGATGACCCCACATTAACATAACCCGCGCCGCCTTTTTCTTGACCAGCATTTCCACCAGAGCCACGGCTTCCACTTTCATCATAGTCTGCGGGTTGATCTCCACCACCGCCAGAGCCGCCAGCCGCATAACCAGTTCCAGCCGCAGCATTCTGATTGTAAGCTGTGTATCCACCAGAATACCCAAAGTTCTCTGAATACCCTTGTGCAGTTGAAGCGTCTTGCCCCTTTGTAAAGTCAGAGGTGTAATAAGTGTCGCCATTACCGCCGCCCAAGCCCCCCGATGCTGAAATATTGGTTCCACCAAAATTCATAGAACTTGTACCACCTGATCCCGCCCTTCCAGAACCACCACCATTCTCAACCCCGTAACCGCCACCGCCACCACCGCCCAAAAGCTTATAAGAAATGTATCTTGCTAGAACTGTTCCTCTAAATTGACTTAACTTAATTTCACCAGATTGAGGAACCCCAGTATTGTTACCACTTACATTATTTTCATATGTGTTGCTTCGATAGTATTCAGACATTGAAATAGGATTGGAACCGCCAAACTCAGTCTGGATTGTAGACATTGAAATAGAGCCTGTCGAAGCAATTGCCATTAGACTGTTCCATATGCTGTAATATCGCCCACACAAGTCAACGAACCTGTGGATGTTAGCTTCATCACACCAGTTCCGTTATATTCAAAGAGCAAATCATTCCCTGATCTTTCCAACTTCCAAAGACCGATAATTGGATGAAAAGTGTTGTTCGTGGTATCCAATTCTCCAATCGTTATCCAATCGGTCCCGTCATAAATCTTCAAAAGATTGGTGTCTGTTTCGAACCAAAGCATGTAAGCGGATGGGCTTGAGGGGGCATTTGCCCCAGAGTGTAGTGTGTTCAACGTATCCAGCGCGTTGTTAATTGCTGTTCTTGCTGCACTCGCTGATACGTTGCCTATAGTTAAGCTGTTTTGTGACATCTAGTAACCTATTGTTCCTGTGAGTTCAGTTATTTTGGGTGACACTTCAGTATTTGTTGCGTCCAAGTTTACTCTAAACTGAAAGCCACGTCCAACAACCTGTTGTCCAAGAGCATCAGCCCATTCCCCCCAAGTAGGCGATGAAGCTGGATCATCGCTTGTAGCCCTTACTTGTATAGCTGTAGAGAAATCCCCAAACCCAGCATCTTCATTTGTCCAATCGTCGAATGTATCAGGCCAAGTGTCCCAAGTTTGCGGGATATTATCAAACACAGAAGAATAATCTATGTATCGCGCAAATGTTACTGATCCGCTAGTTGTGACCGTGCGAACAGTACCAACATCAATGTAATCTGCACTGGATGCAGTTTGCGCCCCTGACAATGCTCCACCAAAATAATACGTCCCAGAAGGTGTTGATGCAGACGTATCATCAATTCTCAATTCATTTGGACTTGGAACAGTATCAACTTGAATATTTGAGTTTGTAAGCCCCGTATTGCCGCCGAATGTAGAATGCTCAGTCTGAGTAATGTTGTTTCCAAGAACTGGAAGAGCAGCCGCAGGGACAAGCACATACCCAACATTATCACTTGGGTTGCCAGCTTTATCATATGCCTTGATAAGATATGTCCCTGATCTAGCGGGTAAAGAGATGTTCGTAGCGGGGCGTCCTACACGCTCAACAAGAACATTTGAGTTACCGCCCCATAATGTATTTGCCGCGCTCAGTGAAGCTGTAGTGAGGTCTGAGGAGTATCTTATTAGATAATAAGAGAGATCAAGGTCAGAGATAGCAGCCCATTGCAAGAATATTGTGCCTTGCGATACTTCGAAAACAAAGCTGGAACTTGATACATCGCTTGGTGGACTGTCAAATGGAGCAAGCAAGAAGTTCAAAAGATAGCTATATTCGCCCTTTACTCCGAATGTGTTTATGCCCCTTACTCTTGCGTCATAGTTTCCTTCGTCTAAATCCAAAACGCTATACCGCCCAAGACCGCCCGTTCCAATATTTAAATAATCGCCAGTGCTTGCTGGTCTATACTGAACCTCAACGCGATCAATTCTTGAAGCATCTTGAGTTGTTACGTCTAGCTGCAATTCCCTAAGAAGCTTTTCACTGACAACTTTAAACACGCCACCATATTGATTTGATGTTGCAATAGCTACAGCGGGAACTTCAAATGGGCTTAGAAGGTTTGTGTTGTCCCTTTCATAAACCTGCCCATCAGAAATAGTATCAAAAACACTTGCGCTGATTTCCCGCAAAACCAAACTTACGCCCAATTCAGCGCCAGAAAGCCCAAAGGTCCATTGAATAACCTCAAATGTCTTTGAGGAGAACCCGAACCTGTCGATTGTCAAATTCACAACATCGCCAACTTGAAGCTCAAATGCCTTCATGCCGAAGGTCGCTTTTACCGTTAGCTGTTGACGATTGCGCTCTAAGGTTATCAAAGCCAAATGACGCGCTATTTGGAAATCATCAGTAAATGGAAGGCTGAGATTGTAAACGCTTTTTTGACCGCCATCAGCGTCAATGAACGCTTGGTTTGTTACTTCTGCATAGTCTGTAGGCTGATAGTTTGTAGCGGGACCGCGAAACACGCCCTTGATTGTATTGAAATTATCTCTCCGACTATGCCTTGTAGATACTTGCACATTGGAACGAAGATCATCTGTGGTAAGGCTAATTGTTGGATTGACATAATGACCAGCCTTCATTCGCCATTTGCCTTGACCATACCAAAGCACACCGCCCATCGCAGTCAGCAAATCCATAAGATGATCATGCGGGGTTACGGCTGTTGTAAAGGCACCATTTAAAGTAAATCGGTTGCCCCCTGTTTTGGTCGATGGCGGGTCCGCATCATTAACATCGTAATCCGCATATTGGCAAACATCAGCCGCAATCTCTACCTTATCATCATCAATTGAAGCCGCCGCTTCCCCAAGGCCATAAGTTGTGCTTGTTAAATAATCCCTTATGCACAGAGCGGGGTTATCTGACCAAGCCGTTGTGCTGGTTCGCGGATCATAAACCTTCTTGCCCTTTATAAGACAGGACATCTCAGGAACACCATTTGGGAACGCATCAGCATCAAACGCCATTCTTACATAAGCATAAGCAACACCTCTTAGCTTATGATCAGACGTCCATCCGCTACCCTCTGCGATAAGGTTCGCAATCGCTGTGTCATTCTCTGTGCCGCCTTTTCTGAAGTATATACGAACATAATCGTTATATCTGTCATGGGTAGCACCAGATGGGCTGGTTGCTACCGTAGGATAATAATAAGTATCGCTGTGACTGTCTGTGCCTGTGGTAAGGGTCAAAGCTTCATTGTTGAAATAGAAAGTTGTAAATTCCTCAATCTCATGTCCAGTAAAGGCAATGACCCTATGCAAAACCTTATTGTTTACACCAGACACATCATCATAAACGATTGCACCGCCTACTTTGGTTTTCCCATAGATGATTTGATGGTTTGCAGCCGCCGCCCTTGATGATACTTGATAGCCGCTATTCGCTTGGTTTTGGGGTATATCTGGAATTGAAGGCTTTGGAGTAAGCGCATTGAGGGCCGCGCCCATAGCTGTAGAAATCAGGAAGTGCGACATCATAGAGCCGCCCATAAGGGTCGCACCTGTCACCCCCATTCCAACCATTGCGCCTGTGGAAAGGGTTGATACCAAAGCCATGCCAGCCGAAATCGCCATCAGTCACCTATATATTTCTGATAGACCCGTTCTACCATATTATAGCGCATATAATCCAACAGTTTGTCAAAGGGCTTATGAGCCTTGGTGTTTATGTTAAGAACGGAAATCCCATCTTCCTTCAAACACCGCTCTGCAAACTTAATAAGCTTGATCCCCGTAAATCCCTTTCGATGTTCCTTTGAAAGATAAAGAACATCATTCTGTGCAAACATATGGTCTTTGTAATGAATGTTGACGCCCGTTATAACAACGAAATATCCAACCAACTTTCCATCTTCTCGCGCTGTAAATATCTTGAGGCGATTATTTTTCTCAAGTTCCTCATAAGCGTCCCAATCAGGATTGAGTTTTATCTTGGACTTATTGACCGCAATCTCTTGCCAATGCTCTTTGATCAGTTCTTGTATTTCGATATATACGCTTGCAAGAAACTCTTGCTGATAACTAGACACCAGCCCTTCCCCAAGTCAGTTTTTGCTCTTGAAGACTTTCGACAAAATCAAAACCCTTATCTTCGGAGTAAATAGATTTTTGATATTCGGAAGTAAACCTTCCGACCCGTGGACGCTCCAAGTCAATCAATTTATTCTCTACAGTCAATTGAACCGTAGAACTCTCTGGACCCTCATCAATACTCATCTGATCCATATATCCCGTAAACACTTCTGTCAGACTTGATTGAGAGGACGTCATACCAAAATAGATTGTGCATTCACGTCCCTGATATTGCTCAGAGAGAGCCAAAGATACAACTTGGCTAGGCACACCGCTCAGAGTTATAGTTGCCCCTTTAGCGGCAATCTCTGTGCTTTCTTCGATGCTGGAAATGTCTAGCATATTACCAGTTCCAAAATATTGGTTGCCATCATATGTCAGAGTTCCCAAGCCCGTCCAAAGCCTCAGAACGCGATCTTGGGTTGTTCCATCCGCAGCCGTAAAAGTACCGCTATCAAAGTTTAACTCAACAGCAAAAAATGGATATATAACATCGTCGTTTAAGGTAGATGATACGCCGCTTGATAAATCCCTAGACACCGATCAACCCCTATAACACTTCAACAATATCAAATGAAATTCCATATCTAGCGATATTATCTATGTTCCATGAAACGGTATTTGTAGATAAACGAAAAACCCCTTGCGGGTTGTTTGTTCCCAGTGTTTCAGAGGAATATGTTTGACGCAGATTTGGATAAATTTCCAATGTGCCATTGCCAGTTTTATCTGCAAGCACTTGATAAAGTTCCGCAGAACTACTTGACCCTAACTGGATAAAGTCACCCGCTAACAGTGTTTTATCCTGATCACCTGTCTGCATTGTAATGGTGACCGAACTATCGCCTTGGGTTCCAGTTATGCTTGCCGCATTCCCAGCATTGGTCGATCTCAATGTTCCTCTGGGGGTAGCGTGATCAGGATGACCGAAAAGCATACTGCCCTCAACGCCTTTTAAGCTTGTAAGAGCCGCAGCCCATGCCGCCGCTGTTGCTCTCTTTTGAGGGGGAAGGGTCACGGTTGCTTCCCATCTCTGACCGCCAAGAACAACAATTTGCTGTTTAAACGTATATGGAGACTGAGAATTGATTACAGCATTGATTGATCGCCACTCAATCGCAGAGATGCCTGTTGAGGGCAATGTTATGGGGTATGTAATAGCCATTAACCAAAGACCGCTTTCATTTGACCGCCGCGCCGCCTACTGCCCATTATACCTTGCTCAGTCATTTTTGCAATTTGTGGTGCAGCTTGGTGGATGATTTTCTTGACGCTCTCATCGCCATTTGCTGAGAATGCAAAGGTTTGATTGACAGTAACACCGCCGCCCATGCCCCTTGTGGTTGCCGCATTGACAATAGAACCAGCGCCTTGAGGCACAAACAATTCTGGACCGCGCTCCCCTACCAGAACGGGCGCTCCTCGCATTACTGGACCGCCTGTAGCTTTGGTTTGCCCTATTGAGGAAATGAATGTTCCAGCATCACCCCCAATTGCACCGCCTACCGCGCTGAACATACCACTGATCATAGGTCGTATAATCTGTGCCTTAATAGCATCTGCGATCATTTGTCTTAGAATATCTCTGAATGTATCTCTTAGGCTTTCTAAGTTTAGTTTGCCCTTTTCTACAGCATCGACCAAAGCATCTGTTAGGCTATCTGCCATTGCGTTAAAGCCATCCCTAATAGACGTCAAAGCTGGGTATGTTTTTTCTAGCATTTCTAATTGCAATCTAGCCAACTCATCTTTGACATTTGTAAATGCCTCTTTAAGCTTTGGACCAGCTTTGTCCCCCATCGTTTCCATAGCGGCATTTAATAAATTAAATTCTTTTCTTACTGCATGAATAGGGCTTATATTAGAATTAATAGCCTTCTGTAAATCTGTTAAGCCTTTTTTACCCTTTCCACCACCCGCCGCAGCGAGTGCTGCTTGAATGTTTTCTATCGCTCTCGCGGCTTCCCCCGCAGGGGCAAAAGTTTCTGGCTCAAAAGCTTGACCCGCAGCATCTCCAAAAATTAACCTACGCGCTTCGTCAATATCAGAAGCCGCTTCTGTAAAATCCTCTGAAATTGCAGAGAGCATTTGTTTAATATTGTCAGGCAATATATCATCAAAGGTCATCTCAAGCTTATCAGCAATATCCTCAAACATACCAAATTGTTGCGCAGCATATCCAAGTGCGCCAGCAATAAGAAAAATTGGTGATCTTTTAATCACTCTATTCATAAATGCAAAAGCTTTACCAGACGCCAAAGTCGCCCTTGCAAATTTGAATGCTTCTTGCGCAGAGGTCCAAAAAGACTTTGCTACGTTAAGAGAAATGTATGCGCCCGTTGCAACAATCAAAAGCGTCATGTTTTCGCGCACAACATCAATGGCTTTTTGAACATATTCTATGATAATGGCAATGTATGGGCCAAAAGCTTCACTAAGCTGAGTATAAATTTCTTTGCCTAGTTCAATTACACTTCGCATTGGATTAGCAAGTATAGCAAAGCTTTGTCTTACAAAATCAATTGTTTTTGCAAGATTTGAGAATGCAGCACCCAAGAAATTACCTATGATGTCTGCAAGCCCCATGCTGCTATTTGTAACATCTGTTAATTGTGCTACTAATTCTCTGAACCCTTCGTTCAATCCACTTTCAGCAATTGCACCCCTAAATTTGTGCATTGCGTCACCGAACATAGAAACAGTACCAGCGGTTGTTTTTGCAAATGCGTCCATAGCGCCATCTGATGTGCCGCCTGTTCCAAAGTGCTTGATCAAAATAGCCGCCGTCTCAGACGCACTATAACTTACGCCAGCTTCAAATCCTGCAAAAGCAGAAACACCAGCCTGTTTAAATAAGTCCGCAGAGCCAATACCCGCAGATAGCGCCCGTTGTACATTTTCTGATGCCATCTCAAATGGGATGCCAAATTGTGCTGCAATATTACCTGTTATCTGTAATAGTTCCCCAAGCTCATCTGCATTGTCAGAAGCAGCCGCAAGAGAGCCAGCACCTTTTTGGATTTGATCCAAAGAAAACGGAACACGACCAGCAAACTCAGCCATAATGTCAAACGCTTTGGCACCCTGTTCCGCGCTGCCAAGCAAAGCATCAAGTTTAACTCTTAAACCCTCTATTTCAGCGCCCGTATCAATGGCGCTTTTAATGAAAGAACCAAAGATTGCAGTGCCGCCGATAACCGCAATGGCTCGCCCTACCTTTCGGAAAGCATCAGCCATACGGTCTGTATGTCGCTCAGTAGTTTGAGAAACCTTGGCAAGATCACGCTTGAGATCAGCCATATCCGCTTCAATGCGGACTAAGAGGGTATCAACTGTCGTAGCCATTAGTCGGGATATAACTCCATCAAGTTCTCAAGTTCATCCTTTTTCAGCGGTGGCGGTTTACCGCTAGAATGAAACTCACTAAATCCTTCAATAGCTAGGTAAAACTCCTGCAATGACATCGACCAAAATTCACTTGAACTCATTCTCATTTTGCCCAAGGCAACTTTGATCCATTCATCCCAAGGCAGTTCTTCAACTGCTATGCGACCGCCGCTATCGCGTTTCCCTCCTCATCCCCCAAGATATGAACAATGATCTCCGCAACCAACCTGATGCCCTCTGTAAACCCAGCTTCCCAGATAAGCTTTTGGACGTCACGATCTTTGACATCAGTGCCGCTTGTTCTGATTACTGGCGTCAAAATGGAAACCATATCTGTCGCTGAAAAATCTGCGTCTTGCAGTCCGCTTGCGATCTTCAAAATACCGCGCCCACAATTTTGCTCAATACGCATTATTGTGTCCATTGATATTTTGCAGTTATATGTCTGATTTCCCAGACTTAACTTTAGCTCTCCGCGTTTTGGGTTTGTCAATTTCTAACTCCTCTGTTTGAATTTCGCAGACCTCATTTCGATTGCCTACGTTAACAATACTGACCACCTTATAATCATTCTTGTCAACATTCAAAATTGCGCCTACGGAAATCTCCGCATCAAATGGCACTGAAAATAGCAAGCCTTTTTGGAAGCCTGATACCTCAGTGTCATTGATACTTACTTTAACAGAGTTCCAAGCCATCAATCAGCCTACACCGTTGCGAAGGTAACTGTGCCACTGCTTTCAAGGGTCACATCGTATTGGACTGTTCCGTTATACTCACCGTTGAATGCCAATGACGCGACCATGAACTCCCCAGTGTATGTTCCGAAATCAGGAATTAAGATTTGGAAGTTATGAAAGTCTGATGCCGCAAACGCGCTTTCAAGAGTTGTTTCTGATGCCGCATCCGTAAAAACGCCGCTTCCCGAAATCGTAACAGACTGAATGCCGCCATTTGCTAAAAGCTTACGGATACCTGCATCATCAATGGTTGTTACGTCAACCGCTTCCTCATTCTGAGTAATTGATGTTGTTCTCAAGCCACCAATGGTTGTGTATGTATCGCTTGCCGCAGACGCAGTATTATCCGCGCCGATTTTAAGCAACATCGCTGAACCTTTTTGAGCCGCCATATTTTATCTCCTATGTGTCAAACATAACGACCCGAAATCTCATGACCCCGTGCCGCGTTATTCCATCATTCTCCGCTAGTGTTGTTGAAAACTCTTGTCTGATAAGCACTAGCGATGCTCCTGCTACTGTTATAGCACTATCGTGTAGCAAAGAATAGATACTTTGCATGATCTCTTTAATCTCGCGCCTTCCTCTGTATTGGGACCACGCATGAATGGTTAATGTATGCTCAAGGCCATCAAGGGTTTTTGTGCCATTATTCGATGTAGTTTCTTCGCCCATCAAGACATAAGGGTAAGACGTTTGCTCTGGCACATCATCATAAACAGAAACATTCCCAGTACCGCCAATCCCAGTGACATTGCCGTTAAGGGCTGAATAGATTGCCTTCTGTAATTCCCACGAATGTAAAGACATTATAGACCGCTCCCTTTAAGACGCTTGAACATTCTTCTTATCTTTGGCCTATTTTCTTCAAGAGCGGGTTGCATGAAAGGACGCGCATCCATTTTGCTTGTGCCAAATTCAAGAAACTCTGAATACTCTGCCCTGCTTTCGACACTGGCACCCATTTTGTCGCCATCAATAACTTCAGAGATATTATTAGCTAAATATCCAGTGTCAGTATTAGGCGGGTTTCCAGCTGAAGATGCCGTATGGGTCCGTCTTGGATTGTATTTTTCATAAGTAATCCCAGAACTTCCATGCTCGTGAATAGATGTAACAGCCGTGTTCCTAACCATCTGCGCACTTGCAGCGATAATTTGCTGAACCTTTCGCTCATAAGCTTTGCTGACTTTTGCGGTATTGCTCTTGCGAACCACCTTCGTGCGAATGCTCATGTTGGGACGCCTTCTTCGCAATCTAATTCCAAAAACTTGAACCGATTATCTACGTTAATCACGCCCTTGATATTGAAAATTCGCGTTTCTTGCTGACCATCAAATCTTACAAATGTTTGAGAAAGCCTGTTTTTATGGGTCAAATCCTTGCGATAACGAACAGTGATCTTATGCTTGGCAACCTCTCTCAATTGGTTGTCTCGCCCAAACTCGCTTTCTCTGGCGCTTTGAGGCTCAATCTTAGCAAAGATAGTTGCAACCTTAGACCATGATAATGCTGCACCACCCCCATCATCAGATGTTCGCGTGTACGATTGCAGTTCAAGTCTTTCCCTCATGCGACCTATAGACATCAGCCAATCCCCGACCTCAACACATTCTCATAAGGCGTAGCGCCAAATCTCATAATCTTGTATGGCTGAAGCAATGCTTGCAATAATGAAGGCGGCTTAGGTAGCGCGGACCCTTCAAAGTCACCCCTGTGCTCATACAGAAAAGTGCAATATTGCAAAATCGCTAACCTAATAGGCTCTGGAACGCTATCTGGGGAAGAACCATAACCAGCCGTGAAATTGATTTCCAATCCATTGGCACCGCGCAAATCAGTAGGCCATGAACCGCCATCCAACAGAACAATGCGGGGGACGTCTCTGACTGTATCGACGTAGTAATTACTTGTAGCCCATGTGCTTTCTGTCCCTGCGTCATTGTAATATTTGACTGAGGTAACGCTGATCACTGGGGATGCGGCAATCTCAATGGCATATTGACCACCCGTCAAAGAATTTTGATGGCCTGTTCTGTACCCGTTGAAACCGTTATTCGTAACTGCGGGGGTACTATCCAAGAACTGCCGCAGTGTTCGCGTTATGAACACTCTGCCCGTGTAATTCTCTGCCCATTCACGCGCCGCCATGATATAGGCCATCACTTGGATATTATCGACGTCATCATCTAATCGGAGATGTTCCCGTGCCTCAATCGCCGTAACTGGCTCTCTGGCTGGTTCTGTTACTATTTGCAGTCCTGACATTGAAGCACCTATGTAATATCATCTAAGACATCAATTTGGATGTACCCAGAATTTGGAAAAGTTTCTATTGTTCCATCACTGTAGGTGACTTCGAACTCGCCTATGAAAGAACCACCCGTGTCTGTGTCTGAAGATTGCCACGCATAACGAACAATCCCGTTTTCTTCATCATATATCGTAGCAGCCGCATCTACCTTTGCAGTAGAAGCCCCATAACGCTTCATATGGAACCGAACTGATGATCCAGTAAGATCAACCGCATTATTAGCAGCATCAGTAATAGTGGTTTGCAGAATTGGGCTTGTATCGTTCTTTTTGAGTTTAAAGGGCATGGCTTCTCACCTTTGATTTGAACCCATCATACACAAATTCTTAAAGATTTCCAGTTATGCCGCACGATTACGTCCTGTGTTTGACAATACAGCGGAGTTTCTTGGATTTGTGTTTTGAAGGACTACAGCATTCCTTGAGTTTGCAGAGGCGCTGATAAAGCGCGATATACCAGCATCATACAACAGCGATGGGATAGAGGGTGTTCCTGTGGTAATACCGTTTACCGTAAAGATGTTTTGCTGGAACAGCGAAGGCTCCCCAAGGGTTGGAGTTCCAGAAACAAATTCAGCCGTAGAGAATACGTTGTTCTCCGTAATGTCCGCAGAGCCAATATCAACAGCGCCAGTAACGAAACCATCCCCAGCAAAGGTTTCATCCTCTGACATTGTGGCATTGCCCACGGATGGAGAACCGCTATCAAGATCATCCCCTGCAAGCTGATGGTCTTGTTCAATAGTTGCTGTGCCAAGATCATGGGCTTGAGCATCAAGGTTGTCCCCATTGACTTTATGGTCTTGAGAAATTGAAGCCGTTCCAAGTGAAGGCGCACCAGTGCTAACATTGGCGGTGTTGAATGTCTCCTCTTCAGACATTGGGACACTTTCGACGGAAGGTGATCCCGCTGAAATTGTAGTGCCGCCAAGCTGATGATCTTGATTAATTGTGCCAGTATCAATATCGGGAGATTGAGCATCTACATTATCGGCATCTAAATCATGCTCTTGGTTTATAGTCGCTGTAGAGAGATCAGGCGCACCCGTGTCCAAATTAGCTGTTGTGAATGTCTCCTCTTCAGACATTGTAGCATTTGCGACTATAGGCAAATTCAATGATATTGTATTACCAAGCAACACATGAACTTGAGCAAATGCAGTTGATGGGACAGACGGGTTCCCTGTGTTTAAATTGGCTGTTGAGACAACGTGGTCTTGATCAAAAGTCGCGCTTGGTACACTAGGCGCTGAAGTAGTAATTCCATCTGCGAAGAGAGGCGTTGTTTCCAAAACAAATGGAGTTGCAAGAGATGGTGCGCCTGTGGTTATTCCATTTCCAGACAGACCATGTTCTTGAGAGATTGATGCACTCCCCAAAACAGGATTACCCGTTGAAACCTCACCAGTATTAAAGGTTTCACCCTCAGACATTGTAAGGTTGCCAACACTAGGGGTGCCACTAATCAGGTTAGAGGTTGTAAGTATATGAGTTTGAATGCCCGTTGGCTGATCAAGCTGTGGTTGTTGAGTTGTAATTCCATTTGCATCAAAGTCATGGTTCTGGTCAATTTGTGTAGTGCCTAAGGATGGCGATCCAGTATTCAGATCAGATGTACTGAATACATTATTTTCCGTAAAATCAGCCGCATCTATAGAAGCCGCGCCAGTTGTAATACCATTCGCAGCTAAGACCTCATCCTGTGCAATTGTGGATGTGTCTATTGTGGGCGCTTGAGAAGATAAATCATTCGCAGAAAATTGATGGCCTTGCGTAAAATCAACCTGATCTACAACTGGCGAACCTGAAGTAATCCCCTGCCCACCAAAAACTTCGATGACATCAATATCATCTGCAAACGGGGATGCGCCGAATGGAAAGAATGATGACATTGAGAACCCTTTTTTGGTGCGCTACACTATAGGCAACTTATCACAATTCTATGCCGTTTGTCTATTTAAGTAGGGATAGATTGATTTCTTACAATCTTACGCAAATTTTCATCTACCTCAATATGACTTACCCTTTTCATTCGCAGCCTTGGAATGTGTTTCAATTCCTGATGCAATGAAAATTCATTCATATCGCCCGTGTAAAAAACAACAGCATTGAAGTTCACCTGTCTACATAGGGCGATGGATGCACCATAATGGACGGCTGTTTTTTCAACTTCCTCTGGGTAAACACGAACACTGTCTTGTTTGAACATGTTGCGCTCTCTGCCCTTTAGGTAAAAATCCCAGACGGTTTTACCCTCTACCAAATCCTCACTGTCCCACCATTCACCTTGACTATCCCACTTGCACATTAGAGTTCGCCTGTCTGAGAACTTCATGCTGACACCATCAGGGGTTTTATAGCGAGAATAATGATTTTCTCCATAGCTATACAAAACAGGCGGGGGAACCTCTGTTGATCCATAGACGTTGAGAACCTTCTTAGCTCCACGCCTTGCTATATCATGTAACATACCATTGGCTGTGAAATCACCGCCAACAGAGACAAAATCAAATGAGGACATATCCAATTTCTGCCATGAACTCATCTTAGATAAGACGCGCCACATATTTGGCGGCATTACCATAAATGTTGGTCTTACCTCATGGATATAATCTATGAATGTAAATGGATTAAACTTCTCATGCAGAACTTCACACCCAATCATGCGCTGAACATTATCCATCATGACCGCCGTTCCTATGCTCATAGGAGCCATATAGTTCAACAGTTTGGATTTTTTGGTATGACCATACAGATCAATGTTTGCTTGGGAAACTTCATCCAAAAACTCTTGGCTGTGTTGAACCTGTTTTGGATGCCCTGTTGTGCCGCTAGTCGTGAAGGTGTGGATTGAGTTCTTGATATATTCTCTCATTAAAATACATAGTCCATCTACCTACGTTTTCCTGTTCTGTCTCTTCTGTTGTCATCCAAAGACCAATCCTTTGAGGGATAAGCTGCAACATTGACCAATGAGGAGTTTGTTCATTATTATCATCAAGCTTCTTTACGTCCGCACTTATTCTATTTGTATGCAATGTTTTGCAATATTCAACGTGTTGCAGCCAAAATTCCCTTGAAAATGTCCAAGTTCGACTACCTTCGTATGATCTGTAAAACCCAGCGCCTTGATGGTATCTATCATTGAAAACCCCAGCAACGCCATACATTACCAATTGATCGCCACGCCATGCTTGATGGAATTTGTATTCCTCTTGCTCCGCAAGGGTGCGAATTGTGCTATCCCAATAATTTATTAAATATTCTAAATCATCAGACCCCTGTTTAAACATAACCGCTTCAGACATAGCCTTTTGACTATCTGATAAAACATATATCATTTTTTCAGGATCATATTCATCTTCACATCTAAATTCATACATTTAATAAAATCTCCTCAATGTATGAAGCTCTAGCGCAATGGCTTTTTTGTTGCTATTTATTGCTACCTTCTTGATCCCCTGATTAGTTTGTCGGGTAGAAAGCGTTACTAAGTGATTGACCCAACTAGAACTACCCCATCCACCATCACGCAAACTATAAACAGATGAACCAGAAGAATAGTTTGCACTAGTTCCCGAAACATTTGTCCATGCTACACAGAAACAACCACCGTAAACATCAAAATCACTCACAGTGCCAACATCATTAGTATTTGTTCTGCCAAAACAATCATCTAAAATATCACTACTTACTTGCGTCCAACTTGCGCCAGCATTAGAGGCGGTTGTTTTGTACATATGATCTCTACTTCCTCCAGTATTCAGGGTTACGCGTATTAAACAATAAAAATCATCATTTGCTTCATCTACCGCGTAACCCTGTATCCATAAGTTTTGATTGGCCTCAGTGCTGGTATTTAGAGTTCTAATTGTGGTTGCCGAATAACTTGATCCACTATTTGAAGAATAAAGTGAAACAATTGGGTCTTGAGTTGAATTACTACCACCCCTTCCTACAATGAAAAGATTACTGCCTTTTTTCCAAGGTCTTGAGTAAGCATAACCAATTGAGGTTGATGGCATTGGGAAACTGGTTACATTCGAACTTGCTACTGCGGTAGATGAATACGACCCGTTCCACTGCCAACCATTTTGGGATGATCCTACAGCAATAATTTGACCTGTTTTATTGTTTTGATCCCTGCCTAGTTGAAATACTTGTACTCCATAATTCTGACTATTAGGTATTTGAAGGTCATGGCCATTATCAGTCAAAATCCAAAAAGACATATTGGAAAATTTTCCTGATTGATACTGAGCGTAAAGCCCCCCTGCACTGCCAAATGGTAAAAACGTCCTATTGGCATTGGTAAAAACTGTTAGCGGTACATTAGTCGTGTTACTTCCACTTGGGCCTGTTTGGGCGGTTGTACTCCAACTAGCACCATCATTTGTCGACATAGCGCGAGTATTATAATTTAATCCATCATATCTAAAATGTAACTGAAAGTCGCCATTATCATGTGCATATATAGCCATGAAACCATTAATAGTGGTTCCATTTATTGATGAGGTACTTGAAATGTTTTGTGGCGTAGCTGAAGAACTTGCCCCGTAATATTCGTTGAATGCGTTCTGCGCCCCCGCGCCCTTGCTGATTAAGCCGCGAATATCTGCATCGTTCAAAGTGCATTCGGTACCAGTAGTGCCCCCCGCTTCGACATGCATTGCGTTGAGATCAATTTGACCGCTACTTGTGAGAGCCATTTTTTAGTTCCTCAATTTCTGCTTTTAAGTCTTTGATAGCTTCGATGAGCAAAGCTGTAAGCTGATCATACTGAACAATATCATATTCAGTTTCGTTATCATCGCCCATTTTCAGTTTCAGCTTTGACTTCTTAATAGCAGAAGGCAGAACCTTTGCGACCTCTGGGGACATAACACCCGCGCTTGATACCCCATCAGCCTTGTAATCGAAGGTGTAGCCATTAAGCTGCATGACCTTCTCAAGCCCATTTGTTACAGGCTTTATGTTTTCTTTGAGGCGTGGATCAGAGATAGTGGTTGAATACGCTATGACGTTTCCATCTGCATGGAAGTCACCATCGTTTTCAATACGCGCATCAACATTCCCATCAAGCACAAAATCAATATTGGTTGTACCAACAGAAATGTAATCGTTTGTATCTTGACCGATTTGTGTAATTACGGACCTCTGATCCGCGTTTACGCTGAAGGTAGTGCTTGAAAGGGTAAGCCCGCTGCCAGCACCATAAGTTGTATTGGTATCTGTGCTTGAAAATGTAACCCGTTTATTGGTGCTATCGAAAGCAACTGATGTCGCGCCACTCGCAGCAAATTCCAATCCTACCGTATCCGTTACAGTAAATTGCGATGCGCCACTTCCATTTTCAATCGCTAGGCTTGTGGTGTTTGTATCAGTGTTTACAACAGTCTCAGTCCCGCTTGAGATAGAAGTAATATGCCCATATGTGTCCAATGTTATGCTTTGGATGTATGTGCGCCCTGCATTGCTTACAGAGGCTTGAGAGGACGTGTCCGAATGGCTGAATGTTGTCCCAGTAAGGTCTATACCAGAACCAGCCGAATATGTGGTGTTCGTATCGGTTGCGGCAATTGTTGTTTCCCCAGTAGTGTCATTATAGCTGACTGTAATGTTTGAACCTGCGGTAATAGCCGCACCAATTCTGTCTTCAACAGCCTCTTGGAAGTCAGTGATTTGACTTGATGTGTGCGTGTGGCTAGAAGCCGCAGCGCCTACATCTGTATAGCTAAGTGTCTTAGAGGCAAGCCCAGTGACGTGACCATTGGTATCTAGCGTTACGTCTTGGATTACAGCCGCGCCAGTATTGTCAACGCTTGAAGCCGCCGTGATGCTTGGGTGTGCAGTTAAATAGCTGGGATCACTTGCTGGAACCCAAGAAGGCGTGACATCTGCGTTTGTTGCAATAGTATCAAGTTTAGTGCCATCAGTAGCAACATCACGACCATCAACGGTGCCTGATACTGTTATGTTGCCAGTAACATCAATACCTGTGCTTTTCGTTGCAAGTTTTTCTGATCCGTAATGGTATAGCTGAACTTCTCCAGTTGACCCATTTGCTGTAAGGTATGTTGCAGTGCCACCAGAGCCATTATCACTTTGAATACGAACATTTGCATCGTCTGAAAAGTTTCTTATATCTAAATTACCTACATAATTATCTATAAAACTTGTAGCTGTATTGTGGTAAAGTTGCAGATCATCTGAAGACCCAATTTTAACCTTACCATTGTCGGGCAATGATATGTCATGGTTGAAGATAGCTGTACCAGCATCAGACATATCAAGGGTAAGGGCGGTAACTGCACCACCACCATCAACACCAATAAACTTTATATCTGCATCTGATATAATAGTTTTTATTTCTACATCACTGCCGTTTCTTCGAAAAGTTCCGTAATGCGTTCCACCGTCATAAAACTGAACTTTGCCAAAATCGTCTGCATCTAAAATGATTTCGGTGGCGACATCTATTGTTAAGGCACCAGTTGCGTCACTTATTGTACTTTCGTCAATACTAATATCACCTACGTCAAGCTGCCCCGTAACCAGTGCGCCAGTTGATGTTGTTTCAAACTTTTTTGAACCCCCATAATATAGCTTTACCTGCCCCGTTGATGCTATCAACTCAATAGTATTCCCGCCTGTCCCTGCATTAATGTCGATATTGTTATTAGCGCCAGACGATACTATGAGTTTTCCATCACCACTTTTTACAAGGCGCGTGTGGCTTCCATCATGATAAATTTCTAGGTCTTGGGAAGCACCAAATTGCAGCCTATCATCAGTTGCACTACCACTGTCTCCAAATTGAATTAAATTGCCATTGGTATCAAGTGTCCCGCCAAGTTGAGGTGTGGTGTCACCTACCAAATCAGTAGAGATACCCGTAAGGGAAGAGCCATCCCCTGAGAATGCGGTTGCGGTTACTGTTCCTGTTACTTCGACACCGCCTGTCTTTGTCGCAAGCTTCTGGCTCCCATAATGATATAGCTGAACTTCGCCTGTTGATCCATCTGCAATAAAATAATTTGTAGTACCGCCAGAGCCATTATCACTTTGAATAAGAACATCTAAATCATTACCAAATTGCCTTATATAGAGATTACCCGTATAAATATCTATAAAATTATTAGTTGAATGATATAGTGTAAAATCAGAAGATGAACCAAGTCTTATCTGTGCGTTATCTGGAAATTCTAAGGAATTAGTAGAATTATCCCAAACAACGTCATAAACACTGCCTGAAAAAGTTACATCACCCGTAAAGGTTGCTCCCGCAAAACTTGGGCTTGCTGTGGTAGCAACATCTTGACCAATAGAGAATTGAGTTCCTGTCAAAGTGATGCCAGTTCCAGCGGTATAGACCGCCGTTTCAGCAACAACTGTGAATGTAATCGCTGTTGTGCCAAAGGTAATCGCACCAGTTTGGTTCATTACATAGAGTTCACCCGCGCCAGTACTACCTTCCTTTACAAAGAACGCATCGCCCTCACCAAGAGCATCCTTGTCAGAAGCACCATAGCTATCTGCATCCGTAGCACGGGTAAGAACCCAAGCGGTTGAGCCATCCCCAACAGTTGAAACGTAATAAATCCCATTGTGCGCTGAGTTTGTTTGATTATAGACCAACACACGATCATTGAGGCTTAGAGAAACCCCATCAATGCTTATAGCCGCATTGGTCCCTGCATTTGTAAGAGTGGCACCCACACCAGATGAGCCGTTGTTGTATGTAGCGTTGAGATTGCTTGGTGCTTCAACCCTAACTGGATCATGGTAATGAATACCCGCCGCAGCAATTGTATCCACATATTCTTTCGTCGCAGCGTGTAAATTAGAAGTAGGATCAGCATTCAAGGTCAGAGTACCCGTCATTGTCCCGCCGCTGAGACTTAACTTACTGTTCAGAGATGTTTGCAGTCCATCGACATTTGAAATGACGTGGTTATGGCTATCATCCGCCACAGTCACGCTAATAGATGTGGTCCCAGAACCGCTTACATCTCCGCTCAGTGTGATTGTTTGGTTCGCAGTAAGCGCCCCTACCTCTTCAAGAGTATTGTTTACCCACGCGGTTCCATTCCATTTTAGGATTTCACCCGAACTATTCGATGTAATAGTAACATTGGAAAGGCTATCCAGAGTGTGGTTATGGCTTGAAGTAGCAAACGCACTTGCTTGATTACCATCAAGAAGGTCTGCATCTAACCCTGAACCAGAGCCATCAACTGTTTTAATGGCGGTCAATATCTCACTGGCTGTTTGATCCGCTGTAGCGTTTGCCTCAACCCCATCAAGCTTCGTTTTGTCAGATGCGGACATGAAGCCATCTGCGCTTGTAGTCGCATTAGTGTGGTCATGGCTATCGTCTGCAACCGTTGCAGTGATGCTGACATTAGCTGAACCGTCAAATGTGGTGCTGCCACTAACATCACCCGTTAGGCTAATTGTACGCCCTGTCTCAAGGGCAGAGGCGGTATCTGCATTTCCAGTAACATCCCCTGTTAAATTACCAGTAACATTACCAGTAACGCTTCCAGTAAAGGTCGCATCTGTTCCATCAGTACCGCTGTCCAATACAGATGTGCCATTAGTTGCCTTAACATCCCCCGTTAAGTTACCCGTAACATTACCCGTAACATTAGTTGTAAACCCGCTACTGGTTACTGTCGCAACATCTGTCCCACCAACTTGGAACTTTAAGGAACCTGTGCCACGCTCATTAATTATAGTGTTCGTTCCGTTATGAACGATTTCAAGATCATTATCAGTACCGATTGAAAGCTTTGAGTTGTCAGTCAACCCAAGATCGCCCGTCATTGTATCGCCATCTAACTGGACGAAATCATCAGCCGCAGAGGTAATAAATACATAGGCTGTTCCTGACAGGCTTATTGCGCTATCAGCATTATTGCTTTCCAAAACTGTTCTGGAAAGTGAAGTACCCGAACTTGTGTATGTGCCAGTGCCAATTTCCCAGTTGTCGCCATCCTCAATGACGTAACGGACCTCATCTCCGTTTACGACCCCTGCTTCTTCAAATGTTTGATAACCCGCTACGGCTGACCCTAAGGTAATTGTCGATGTGCCTGTAGTCGCTGTGGACATTTTGGCTCTATTCACGAACACTTTTTTCGCCATAGCGAGTTCTCCTATTTTAAATTACTAGCAAATTATGCTGGATCAGGGATACCAATATCAAATGTTGCTAGAGTAAAGGTGTTGCCAGAGGTAACTGCCTGTGACGCTGTAAGCGTTCCCGTTGCCAAGAGGCGTGAGTTGCTTGTGTCAGTAATCGCGTAATGTGTGGCTGTTCCAGTAGCACTGATTGATCCATCAGTAATAGCCGCCACCGTCACTTTGCGCCCCCCGCCCGTTCTATCGCTTGGTGCAGCAATAGAAAGAGAAGTTGAATTTCCAAGAGTGTACGTGGAAGTAGCTTCTGTGTAAGTAGTGGCTTCTTGAGAAGTTACGTCGATGCGAGAGGCTTCAGTGTCCAGAACCGATAGGCCACTATCAAAGACGCGATCATTTAAGGTTGCCATTTTCGGCCCTCCGTTGATTGTTGCATATGCACCATGAACTTAGCACAAACAATGATCACACTCAACGATTAGAGCCTTGTCTATTTTTTTACTTTCGGGGGACGTCCGCGCTTTTTCTTTGGCGGCGTGGGTTCTTCCCATGCTTCATTCACATCAGGAGTGCTAGGGTCATCAGCCTTCAATTTACCTTTTGCATCTCTAGCACGTTTTCTCTTTGTTTCTGTCGGCCCTGCGTTGCCACCGATTTCGTTTGCAAATCCAAGAGATACTAAAGTAGAGAATACCTTCTCTTGCCATTTTTCGGTAGCTTCGTATTGGGTACCCGCAAGATACTTCATTGACACAGCACCATCTTCACGGGCTTTTCCACTTGCGGTCTTAACCATCATTATCTTCATGTGCTACTCCCAGAGGTGAAGGGGGGGCCGAAGCCCCCCGTTCAATTTTTACGGATGTTCAAGAACGCGCATTGCCTCTGCAAGCACTACTTCACCACCTACGCGGCGGCGTGCAATGTAACGCACGTTACCCGATGAGGCTTGTGAGTATGGATCGCGCAGAACAGAAAGCGCAACACGATCAACAATCATAAAGCCACGGCGATAATCACCGAAGATTACAGATTTGTTTCCTGTGCCAATATCCGCAACATCAAGCGCCTCTACATATGGATGGCCCAAGATTGTGTTTGGCAAACCAGACTGACCTGAGAACCCTGTCTGGAAGATGTACTGACCAGCAGTATCTTTCAGCTTACGGATTGCACCAAGTGTAGAGCGGTTCATCATAAATGAAGCTGCACGGGCATAGTCTGATTTGAGGTCGTGAACCAAATCCATCAAGTCATCGGTAGTAATTGCCGCTGCACCCGCCGCCGTTGTTGATGAAACCGTTGTGCCGTTGGTAATACCTGTTGGCTTGTTGGTTCCGTTTCCAGAAATAAACGCTGCACCTTCCGCTTTTGCAAATTGCTCTGCAAACTCTTGGTTCATTTCCGCTTCAAGATCAAACACGCTGTCTTCAAGCAATGCACTTGAAATATCAACCAGAGCGTAAAGCTCATGGGTTGGGATCGTATTCAGAGAAGTGGTATAACCAGTTGTCTCTGTACGTGATCCAGTTTCAGCTGTCCATGCCGCCGCGAAAGTCGCTGTTTTGCTTGGAACTTCGATTTCCTTGTTTGATGTCTGGCGAACACGCGCAACAGAACGAACAGGAGAAATCTCTGTAATTACTTTTACAAGCTCTTCAACGTACTCGGCTGGTGCCAAGTTACCCGCAGTTGCCGCAGTACCGACTGTAAGAGCTTTAAGCTCCATTTCGTCCATACCTTGCTCACCCTTGCGCATGAAGCTGTCCCAAGCCTTGAGGCTAATGTCGACTTCTTTGGCTTCCATTGCGTTTGCAGGGCGTCTCAACATCTTTTCGATTTCGCCAAGCTTTTCACCAAAGTTTTCGCTGGCTTTCTCTTGCTGCACCAGCTTTTGGTTAATGGCTTCGTAACGGTCAAGGTCAGCTTCGATTTTCGCAAGCTTTTCCTCTGTTACAGGGTCAGATGAACCCTTGGCTTCAATTTCCGCTAGACGCGCATCGTTTACCTTTTTGAACTCTTCAAAGGCACCCGCCATTGCGTCAACGGCTACTTTTACCTGATCTTCCATTTGATCACTCCGTTGATTAGGATTTAAGGATGTTTGTAAAGCGACTAATCGCTTCAAGGACTTCTGGCGTCTCCTCTTTTACAGCATCCCGCTGTTCCAGTGCCACGGCGACCGCAGATGCGGCGACCTTTGCCTCGTTGCGCGATAGGCTACCTGCATCCCGCAGAAGTTCCTCCCATTCACGCACCGTGCGTTCCGCACCCTTTACTGCCTGAACCCGTGCACGGGGGTTCATGGGGAAAGTGACTGCGGAAATCTCCATTAGGTCAACAGATTTTAGATAGCGCCTTTTACGCTTCTCATCATATTCAACCCCCTTTGGGTCTACGCGATAGCCGATTGAAAGGCCATCAAGCGCACCCATCTTCATAAGCTCATAAACTTCGCGTCCGCGCTGCGTTCCCATAGCAAGACGACCCTTTACTTTAAGGCCACGGCGGTCCTCTATGATTTCATCAAAAACGCCAATTGGTTCATCTTGACGGTGCTGGTAAAGCATTTTGACAGCTTTTGCGCCCTTTTTGCCAATTGACGAAGCAAAAGCACCCTCGACAACAATGTCATTTCCAAGGTCTTTGTTGCCAAAAATTGAGCCATATCCAGTAAATACGCCCTTTTCCTCTGCGTCATCATGCGCTTTATACTCAAACGCAATATCTATTGTTTCTGATTTTGTTTCGTCAATTGCTTCCATTTCATCGCAATCAACTGTATTGTCATTTACCATCTTTGCGCCCTCGTACTGGGAATTACAAACAGCAACCCTTTGATTACTATCTGGAAATTCGTCTCTTACCTTTTCATCGCCCATACATCTGGACATAAAGTCATCCCGATCTTCACCCAAGTTTGGCTGTGGCAATGGCATACTAGACCTCGTTGTTTAAGCTAATGTAACATACTAATAGTGGTTTTTGAAGTATATGTTAATCCCTAAAGATTTCGTCCTCATCCGCAACATAAAGAGTTGCACATCTGCAATTTACATTGTTCGCTGGACCGCCTCTTGGATCATGCGTATGCGACATGCGATATTCAACGCCATTGTAACGCACTATAAAATCCTCGTCTGGTCCTACTTGCACACCATTCATTACCGCATGGTGCGACCTTGAGCGGCTATCTGATACCGCAGCCCATTGCTTGTTATATCTAAGAGGCTGATCTTGTATCGCTGTATGGGTAGCCCATGATGCAGCGCCATGCGTTTCTGTTCGCGCTATTGTAGCCGCCCTAGATCGCCCCATTGCGCCGCCTGTGCGTTCCCTGATCAAACTAGCAATCGCGGCTACTCCAAGCGCGTCTGCTTCCCCTGCGAATATGGCACCCCTGATAATATTAGCTGTAGTGTTGCTTATTCCTGTTATGCGGTTTGCCCCATATAACAAGATGTATTGATCAATCAAAAGCTCAAACGCCGTGCGCTTTGTATTGTCATAAACCCTATTGCTGAAAGTAGTAATGACGCTTGCGTAATGTGCGCGAAGAACCCTTTCAACATCGGCCTCGTGTTGAAGGTCTCTCATTGTAAAGCTGTTGAAGCGTTCAAAATTATTTGCCGCTTGCTGTCCAGCTTTTGCAAAGACCGCAAGCATCGCGGTGCCAAGAGACTTTTCATAAGACAGCCGAAGCCTGTTTATTTCACCAAGCTCTCTCGCAATGTTTAATCGTCTGCGACCCTCGGCTTTGATAAAAACTGGTATGTTCATATGATTGATGTATCACGAATAAAGCTCCATGACTATATGTTCAATCATTTCTTGGTGCAACTCTGTAGCCCTGTTAAAGCACATATTGACTGTAGAGGCGTCAACCGTGCGCTCTACGATCGCCTTCATATCGCTTTTAACATTCTGTTCAACCTTTATAGTAGCCGTTGGGCCGTCCAGAGGAAATGCTGTGAGCAAGCCACAACGCTTGTCGCCGTAAAAAATATCCCAAGCTGGAACATCCTTGTGAACTCGCTTTTTGCTGTATTGGAACACTGTCTGTCTCCTTACGGTATATAAAAGATCATCTTTGTACCATCATCTGGGTTGCCCTCAAGCCCCTCGCGTAAAGCCCATAAAGCCTCGTAAGACTTCTTGCTTTTCTCGGACAGCTTGTCCCAACCTCTGCGATCCATTGTCTCTAAGATGTGATCAATCGCATCTATAACTTGTCCCTCTCTTACCATTTTCATTCCCCCTTATGCTGCGTGTACTGCGCTGTATCCGATTTGGATAAATCCGATATTTGCTATTACTGCGATGGTGCCATCCTCTGCGATAAGTATGTCTCCGACTGATGCTGATGAAAGTGCAGCATAGCGAGTAATCTTTTCTTCTGGTCCAATATTCCCGACCTCGAAAGCATCGTTGTAATCTTTCGCATCAAGTGTTGCCACTCTAGTATAAAAGAATTTGTCCCAAGCATCCCGCGCTATACCGCCTATCTTGTTGTCGCTGAAATCCATCATCATGTCGATTTTGGCCTTGTCCGCTGCGGGTGTCGCTGTAGCTGCTTTGATTTGGTAAAGATCGTATCTCATGTGCTTTCTCCTTTGCCTTGCATACAACTTATCCACAAAATTTGTTGATGTCAATAACTTTTTTGTTAATTATTTTAACTTTTTGCGTTGACAGCAATATCCACAGATGCTATATAAGTTACATAGGCAATAAGGAGAAAACGAAATGACAAGCATCTACCCAAAATTTCCTACAAAATGGGAAACAGCCAAAAAAATCTTCAACGCTAAAATGCGCGAGCTTGATAACGATGGCTCAAAAGCCATTCAATATTTTATTGACCAAGCTGCTCGTTCTGAAAAAGCTGCAAAGGTAAATCCAGCAAGCAGTCATAGCGCACTCGCAAGACGCATGCACAATTGCGCAACATACGGCATCAACTTAGCATTCGGCATCGACAAAGCAGCAAAGGGTTAATCGAATGGAATACACTCGCAAAGTTACTAACAAATTCTTGGATCGGGTTGACCAAGGATATTATAATCTTGAACAGGTAATACGCAGCTTTTGCGTTTACTTGAGCGAAGATGAAATAAAAGACTTCGTTATAGCAGAGGAGTATATGGACCCCTCGGAGGTAAACGATGACTAAACTTTCTCTAAAGAAATGGACCAGAACGCCCCCTGAGACTATGTATTATTGGAACCATGGTCTTAACTATTCCATGTCATTTCCGAAAGACAAACCATTAACTGCGGCCTCAGATGAACAATTTGCTAATGCCTTTATCTGGAACCATTTTGAGTGCTTGCCAGAGGGCAGGGATCGTTCTCATAAAACATTCAAAAAACACTATTCTGTTTACTTGCTTGGCTCTTTACCAGACGCCGACAAAGAGGGGAATAGCCCAAACAAGAGAGTAATACCCCTTTACATTGGCTGTACTTACAATCTTCGCAGTCGAATAAGACAGCACCGAAATGATAAATCATGGTGGTACTCAGTTGATTTTATTATGACATCATATTTCCAAACATATGAAGAGGCAAGAGATGTAGAAGCGTTAGCGATTGCAAAGATGCGACCAATATTTAATAAACAAGTAGTGAGAAAAAACAGATTGAAGAAAAACAAACCAGTTTTTACAGAGGTTTATAATTTTGTAGACTTGATAAATGCTGACGTCATTTGTGGAGATGATTACTTTGATTATTACGGAGGTAATCATGTCGGGTTCTGCTAGGCTTAAACCAATACAATATCTTAAAACTTTGGAGGTAAACGATGATTGAAATTATAACGTGCGACCCGAACTTTATCGCAAAAAAAAGAATTTCTTTTCATGGGCGTGAAAACAGAGCGTACAGCCTTGAGAGGCAATATAGCGACTACCTCCCTGATGTCTTTACCATAGATATAAGCAATAATGTTGCCCCAACCGGATGGATAGAATTTCGGGGAACAGACTGTACTAAACTCATTAACGGAATACTAGACAGTGCTGACAGATATACCCTAAAAGCAATTATATCAGGCGCACAGGATCGGTTAGAGCAGGATGTCTAGGTTCCCTAAGTACATCAAGGCCGTCCAAGCGGCCCGTATGCTGGGCTTAACGATAACCGACTTCTTAGGGGGCGTCAGGAACAAAAGCCTACCACAGCCTCATTATATGGGCGTTGGAAACAGGTGGAGCGAAGAGGAAATAAAGGACTTCTTGAAAAATGGGCCACGGGTTTAATCGTGGCCCAGTCTAACAGGGAGGAACGATGCACTCAACTACATCGCAACTTAAATATACCATAAAATAACATTAAACGCTATGCGCTAATTTCTCTTGATCAAAACCAATTCAATTAAGAAAAAGGGGGGCGAGTACGCAAGCACTTACCCCCTTTTCCGACCAATATAGTAACTTCAGACATGTACGATAAGAAAACACTATCCTAAAAGATTTTTCTTTTCAAGCCTGTTATTCCATTCATCCCACCTTGGCAGAACTTCCCCATAATCAATCTTGTTCTGATTACATAGCAAACGTAAACGATATATTTCGTCCGCAGCCGAAGTATAAAGTTCAGAGTGCTTATTTTCCCTGCCACCCAAAAACAAAGCCGCCCTCTCAAGCCTTGATGCGATGTCTACCTTTGGAACAAAATGCTTTTGGGTTTCCCAAGGAAAAGGCCAATCTCTTCCACTGTACTGGCTCATCACAAATCCTTATCTTTCGGTATCGTCGCATCCATTTGCTTTTCTAGTTCGCGGAATAGCTTGTAGATGCCCAAGGTGGTGCGCTTTCTTACCTTGTTGTAATTTGGGTTCTTTGTCGCCTGATCTCGTATATGTTGAAGAACTTTCTCTTGTGCCAAGTCTAGCGTTTTATATTCGCCTCTCAGGAATAAAGCACTGTAACAGGCGACCCCCATAAGCAAATCTTGATCCCACTTTGAAAGCTCCATGCCTGATAGCTCATTCCAATCACGTTCAAATATTCGGCCTATCTCTTGGAAAAGATCAACGGCATCAGTTTTTGTAAGTTTCATTAATTTCTCTTCAATAAAACAGAGAATGTACCAGAAACCGCATCTGTGCCTGATGAAGTAACAGCCCGAATTTCTATATCGTCCTTTTCATTAGCTACCGTAGCGACCTGCAAGTCTTGAACGAAAGAGGTGTTTTGAATTGTTGAACGCGCCTTTGTTTGAATGATCCCCGCGAACCTTTGAATTATTAGCCGCCCATCTAAATACTTGTTAGATGCTGAAGCACCAGAACTAAATGACCATTGCGTAACATACCCTGTAAATCCCGCTGGAACGGTATATACAGCCATTAGCGTTTGCCCCTGATTGGCACTAATCTGCGCCCTTACCGAACCACCGATAGAGATCGTAATGTTTCCAGCATTAACCTTGCCGCTACCAGCTTGGCTTACATAAACACGATATACCCTTATAAATGTTTCGGTTGTTGAAACATTAGTCGTCCCATCCATTTCGACTTCGACGATTTGAGCATTATAGTTAGCATCAAGACCCTCAATCTTTACCTTCTGTGCGCCAGTGCCAACAAGATCATCTGCCGTTGATGAGCTTACAACCGTTGCCACCCCCGCGCTTGATGGATAATTATAAACACCCCCAGCGTCCCATACTGTTTCCTCATCGGTTGTAATCGCTGCATTAAAACCGAACTTATATATGGCTGGTCCATAAGAACCTTTAGCCGCTTGCACTGATCCGATATTCATTTATCTTTTCCTGTTTTTAAGGGATGATCCTCTGGTAAAAGATCGGTGTCAAATTTACCACTTGGGAACCTATTCGTTCTAACCGCCCTCAAGAAAACATTTACACGTCCTAAACCCCATTGATCTGGACCTTGAACAGTAGGTCTTACTGATTGCGGATTGGTGTGATAAGCGCCAACGCCTCTACGGAATACGGCCTCAAGCATCCCTTGCGTTACCCGTTTACCCTTTTGATCCCCATATTCGTCATTGTGTTCCTTTACCTTAGAAGCAAGCGATTTCTTGATTGCATCCGAAATCTTGGTAGGCGCTTTTGTCTCATCAACTGCTTCGCACATCTTATCGCGTTCACGATCAAGCTGCTTAACCTTGCTTGCCGCCCAAGTTTGACCCTCATCGCCGCCCCAAAGCAACCATGCTACCAATCCAGCTGTAGGCCAACCATCTTCCCCGCGCCGAAATCCTTGCGCCCTCTTATCTACTTCGTGCCTTGAAAAATAACTGTGCATTCTTCGCACAACGCTTGGGCTAAGACGCTCGCGGCTCTTTAGCTGATTTGCCCTTGTAACACCGATGATAGTGCCACCACGACCATACTCTTTGCGAAGCTCAAGTCCACGCTCTGCGTTTCGTGCCATTGCCGTTGTTGGCACTGTGTCAACATCACTTTCTGCTTTCTCTTCGTCGTCTTGTGGCTCCCATTTGCCGCAAACATACTGCGCCCTGACCTCTGCATCAAATAAATCACAATATTGCTGATCAAAGTGCATGCAGTTGCCGCACCGCTCTTCACCATCCCCCATACGATAAGCATCTGGTAAGTTGTCGGGAACCTCTTCACCATCTGGATAAAAGTCAAGCTTTTGCTCTCCGTAAGCTTGCTTACCTGCTTCTTCTGGTGTTTGACCCTCGCTTGGCGCTATGTCTGGGCCACCAAGGGGAAAGAGATTAGCCGCGATGTAAACCTCATCACCACCATTGATAGGCTCTAATCCTAGTCTCTCTCTCGCTTCATTACGGCTTATTATGCCTTGTGCAACCGCATTTGTAACATTTTCATATATACGGCGGCGGCGCTCCGTCATCGCTGGTATAGCATCAATATCATATTCTATTGAAATATCGTCACCAAAACTAGGCGCCAACCATTCGTTAAGGTCGCTCTCAACTCTACGCGCTAGAGGAATGATGGTTTCCTCATATAGCGCAAGACGCGCCTCTTGAACATTCGCATAGGTTTGGCTGTCAGGTATCCCGATAAGCTGAGAGGGAACCCCGAAACAAAGCGCAATGTCCTTTGCAGCCATATGCTTGTTTTGCAAGAAGTCCATATCACGCGGTGACATAGCCATCTCTTTCCAATCAAAGTCGCCTTCTAAAAGCATAGGGCGACCAGCGTTCTTTTCACCCGTAAATCTAGCCTCTAAGTCACGCATTACTTGCTGTCTTTGCGTTTCAGTCAATGTCATGGCATTGCCAAGATCATCTTGTGGCTTAAACACAATTGCACCCGAAGGCCGCGCCCCGTTATTAAGCAACCCAATATTGTGCTTTGCAATCATGTTATGCTGATCAAGATCAACAGCCGCCGCCATTAAGGGTGATAGACCCAAATAATCATCTAAGGGGTTCCAAAGCTTAAAGTGCTTAACCTCAGACTGTCCTGTTACGGGATCAGCTTCATATCGCGCTACCACTTGGCTGTTAAGCTTATACTTGTAACTTTTTGGGATTGATGTGTCGCTTGGCTCAATTTCAACCCTATCTGGTCGAAGAAGGTAAAGCTCTGTAGGTATCTGGTTAACACCAGAGGACAGAGCGTAACTATTACCAGATAGCAAAAGAAATGAATACAATGCTTGAAAGTATTCGACGCTTGCTTGCATCGGGTTTGGTCTTTCTAACAGGCTTATAAGAGGGTGGCTTTCAAGTTCTACATCCCCCTGATAGACCTTGAACGGAATAGATGCAGCCCCGTTTGCTATCTCATTAACACAGCGGTACACAATAGCGTTCTCTTGATACCCCTCTTTGGCATAAGCCTTGAAGTTATCGCGCCTTGTATAATTCATCATCGCGCCTTGAACATAGACCTTTGGTGCTTCCTTGATCTCAAATCTTTGCCCAAATACTGCGCTGCGCAGATTGTCGAAAATACCCATTAACTTATTCTCCACGATGGCTTGCCACTACGCTGCGATAACTCTGTCAAAGCCCATACAAGGGCGTCCAATCTGTCAGGTGACGATTTGGATGTTGGAGTATATGAAATCAATTGGTCCTCCAACTCTTTAAATTCTTTGACATGATGAACTTTCCTTTGCTCATAAAGCGCCGCAATCGGTTCAGCCCTTACTAGCTTACCACGACTAGCGCGAACTGCTGAGTAAGGAACTCTCTCTATAGTTCTTACCACTCTTTCGACCAAATCTCCACCGTTGTTTACTTCTGCGATAATTCGATCCGCGTTATATTTGTGGTAAAGCTCTACCGCTTTTCGCGCCCACCCATCGGGACTTGCCTTCATTGTAGCATCTTCTAACACATAAAACTCATCATTTTCACCCCTTGCTGCAACAATTATCCCTGTTTCATCGCTATCGTCACCGCTTGTAACAGCGGGGTCCAAAGCTACCACAATTCTTTGAAGCTCTGGTAAATTTTGATCTGAAAGTCTACTTCCCTCAATCATAGACCAAGACCAGAGTGCGCCTTCTATATCATCAAGCACCTCTGCGTAAAGCTCTTGTCTGCCAAGCCTTGTCCCGTCATATTTTTCTTTCAATTGCTGCAATGCGGCGGGAGCAAGATTTGCAGCATTGTCAAACGTGCTACCCCTAGTCACAACAGTACCAGTTCTCTTGATCAATGAACGGGTAAGCTCATTCGGCTTTGGTGTTGTTGTAATAACGCATTGCGGATTTTCGCCTAGACGCAAGCCAAACATTAGTTGGTCAAAAGCTTCTGGATAAAACCAAGCTGCAACCTCGTCGCACCAAGCCCTATGAAACTGTGGCCCCCTAAGTCGTTCTGGCTCTGTAGCCGCAAAGCCTTGTATCAATGAGCCATTGTAAAGCCTTATTTCTTGCGCTGATGAGGAGTATCCTTGACCTCTGCCTTTTAGCAAGCACTCATCTGGTAACCACTTGAGTATACCAGAAACACCACCAAAAGCTACACGGCGAAGATCGCCAAATGTAGGAACGACTACAGCTACACGGCTTTCTGGATTGTTAAGGGCATAGATCATCGTATCAAATGCCCCCGTCATTGTCTTGCCCCAACCACGCCCCGCTAAGATTAACCAGACATTCCAATCCCCAACAGGGGTAATTTGCTCTGGTCGAGCCATTTTCAGCCAATCACTGTATAGTGTGCTTTGCTGTTGATGACTTCGCTGCGGCAAGTTCGTCCAAGTCTGCGATAACCTGTCGTAAACTATCTGGTGCTGTAACATGAGCGGAAACCTTGCTAATCTCTTGAGCCTGACCAAGTGCTAATTTGCCGATCTTTTGAGCAGTAGCCACAACCCCCGCAATTGAGTTTAAATCATGCGCTGTCAGAATTTTATGTTTAGTGTTGAACTTTCTTAGTTGCTCATCTCTTTCTTGAGCACTTGGGATATTAAGAATTTCGTTCAATGTTTTTCTGTTTTCTTGATCTTCGGTTAAGCGCCTTGCTACATCGCTCATCATCCCAAAAGCAAGATTGATTGACCTATCGTCTAATAAGGTGCCATTTTGCACCATTAATTGTTGACGCTCTCTTTGCACCGCTAATTCATATTCGGTCTGCACTTTGTTCTTTTCCCCCTGCCAATCTTCTTTTTTTGACCATCTGTGCAGGGAAACATTAGCAACATCGTGTCGCTTGGATAGAGCTATAATAGAGGGGTATTGGCGCACACCGTTTTCATCGATGTAGCCATGAACAAACTCTTCTTTGATCTTTCGGCGTAGCGCCTCTTCTATTTTGTTACTCATGTCACCAACATTATCACTTATTTTCACTTTTTACCAGCGGTAAGCTATTGGTCAACCCCATGCTCATCTTGCCACTTCTTTTTAATCAAGATTTGCTGTTTAGTTACCCATGCCTTTTTGTATTCGGCATCTACAAATAGCTTTGAGAAGCCAGTAATATGCTTTAGCCGCAATAATTCTTCTGGCTCCATACCCAACTGGTTACAGATTTCCGCATCGCCCCAACCTTCCTCTAACATAGAGAATACCATGTTCGCCATGCCATCGACTGAGTGTGCGCCTCTGGCCCGATTGTGACGGACTGTTGAGGCCATACGATCATTGATGTCTTTCTCAATGACAACGATGGGCAGTCTGCCCTTGTTACGATCTCTGATGTCCTGATTGCTCTTACAGATAAAATAGCGGTGAAACCCATCTACGATGACATACTTGCCTTTTTCTTCGTCATAGATGGTTACTACGGGCTGCGTGTATCCGTCATGCTTGATTGAGGTGTAAAGCAAACGCATTTCTTTACCCGCTACACTGTTGGGGTTGTAATCGTTAGCCTCTACTTTATCAACATCAACCCAATAGACCCGATCAACGGGCTGTTGGATTGGGCTTTCCTTATGCAAGTGATCTTTGATCTTTTCGATCATTTCTATTTTGTCGTTCTCACTTAGCCCATGTAAGGCTTGCTCTAGTTGACTAATGATCTTCATGTCTTTACTGGTATCCAGTCCCTATGTTCTGACCGCTGCACAAACTTCGTGTCGCCGCGCTTCCAACGACGATAAGTTATAGCATACGGCCCTTGCTCGAAATTACTGCATTTAGTGAAATCAATATCCTGTGCTAAGACTGTAGCAACATGCACCTTATGCAGCTTGGATATATCTTTCATTGCAGCATAAACATTGTCCATCTGCGCGAACTTCTTACGCATGGCCTCTTGGTAATCATGATCAGTAACAAGATTTATCAACAGATGATCTCTGTATTCTTTCCAATCCTTGAACATATATGGAAGTTTCTTGGCTTGGAACATATCCTCTTTCGTCATATGCCGTGCCTGATTAATACCGCCTAGACGCTTTGTCAGCTTGTTCCATGTGTCTCGCTCAATCTCCTGTAAATAAAACAACTGATGAACTGCTGTTTCATGGTGAAGATTTGACACGCGCATCTTGGTTGGGCTTACTCCATATTGATAAAAGTAATCATACGCTTTGGAATATGACCAATTATTGTCATGGATGGATTTCCAAATATCAGTATATGACCAATCATACAGGGGGTAGAAATTGTAATGCTCTCGGCTTTTGTTTGGATGTTTACCCCATGTAACCCACTTATAAGTCGCCGCCGTTGTTAGTCCCGCTAGTCGAGCGGGGCTTTCTTCTGCCCTGATCCCTGCCAAAACAGCAAGCCTTTGCCCATCCCAGTGCTTTTTGTATATTGCGGGGAAAAGTTCGTGGAACCGATCTGTGCCATAATCGTTTTCTGTAATAGCGTAAGGGACTTTTTCGCGCATCCATTCGCTACCGTCCTCCCAACAATGCAGATAGTGTTGCTCATTCGATGTACTATTGGTCAAACGGATGGGCATTTGAAACCACATCGGTTCAATCTCATCCCGCTCCATGACTTCTTGCACATAGTCAATTACGCACTGCCATTCGGCTTCCTGATCTAAAAATAATACTTTAAGCGGCAAGCGATTTCTTTCACGCGCAACGATTAACGCCATCTCAAGGGTTACTGTGCTATCCTTGCCGCCTGAAAACGATACTATTACGTTCTCAAACTCGTCAAAGATGTAACGAATACGCTCTAATGCTGCATCGCAAACATTATCTTTGAGGTGTATTTTCATTCATCAACATCCTTAAAACTGTAATGCAGTGAGCGTCATAATCTGATGCTACAAATGTATTGCCAGATTTTACTTTCTTAAAGTGCAAGACAGGAACACCATAGCCGCATGTAATATCCCCCATTCTATTGAATGTCTTACCCAGATATTCACACACCCCTAGATTACTCATTCCGCTAGGTGGTGTTATGCCCCAACAGCTAAGTGTTTCCCAATTGGTATTCAGCCTGACTTTTACTTGCACATCTGGTTTTGGAAGTGCTTTTTCTAACCGCTTGTTAGTAATAGCCAATCTTGGTTTGTGTGAAAGTCTTTCCCAAAGCACTGCAAACTGGTGGGCAAAATCGTTATAAGATGATGTCTTTTCTTTAGCTCGCTCATCAAACACCTTTACTCCCGCAGGGAATGGTGGCTCGCAATAAATAATATCACAGGTTTCTAACTCTGCAAAATACCCCTCGGTTATTATGTTACGCCGCATACCGATGCAGCCCTCATGTTCAAACCTTTGTGTGGGCGGGTATCCCTCGAATTGCTTTGTGCCGTTTTTTAATGCTGAGTTATAAATCGTCATATATACCATTCCTAAATGTTAGTGATTGACGCTTAGAAGAACGGCGCGGGTCTATAGCTGACTTGCCAATTCGATGATCAACAAGACTTGGGCAGTGTATCCAATACTTTTCCTTGCGAGACTTTAACCAATCACACACCATAGTATCTGTTCCTGTTGGGTGTATTTTTCCATTTTTCAAGTACCATCCCATCGCATACTTAAGCATCTTTTCCGAATAGAACATTGGTGCATACCAACATTGGTTCATTAGAAAATTATTATCCCAACGCGAACCTTCTGTAAGGTCCTTCTGCCGCATCGAAAAAAACTGTATAAAGTTATTGGGCTTTTTTGCTATGATCTCATGTATCTTGTTGTAAAACCCATCGGTCAAAATGACATCTTCTTCCATATGTATGCATGGCTCTGTACCAGCCATTTTCAAAGCACGCAAAAAAGTATCAAATGCGCCTTTACCTTGGTCCATGCAAAATTCGGCTTGCGGCAAATATTTCCGTAAATAATCAATATACGGCTGTCTGGATGGCATAGCTTTTACAATTATTCTGACCATTTTGGCATCCTAATTGTTTCACGCTCTCGGTTTATGATTGCCGCGTCATTGGGGTCTTTGTCCATAATCCAATATCGCCAACCATCTAAATAAAAGTATTTTCTAGGGTCTTTGAAAAACTGCTGCTTAATCCCATGTTCCTGTATTGCATGACATGTCCAAAGAAATTCTTTGTAGTCATCCCACGTTTTTCCAACAGTGTAGAAATGCGGCATGTAGGGCATTGTCTTTGCGAACTTATAGGTCGCGTTCCTCAAGTTCTCTGACAATCTTTCTATGGACATTATCTACCCGTAAATACGAATGTTTCCATGCAATGAGGGCAGATTACTTCTGTCCCCTCCCGACCCATCAATCTGTTCTCTTGGTCGCGCTGCATATATTGGTCTGCCTTTACCATCTTGCTTTCGTCAATCTCTGACGCATCAAATGTTGGCTCATATACTGGGTTATAGTTAAAAGCTGACATATCAATATCAACACCCATAAGTCCCAGATCAAAGCCGTCATTACTCATTTCCTTTAGCTGAGAAAAATACTCATTAGTGTCCCACTCGCCATTTTCTGCAAGTTTATTATCTGCAATAACATAGGCTTTCTTTTGCTGTTCCGTCCATCCAGTAGCTCTAATACAAGGAACCTCTTTCATGTCTAACTCTTTGGCTGCGAATAGACGCCCATGCCCCGCAATTACCTGTGTGTTTTCATCTACTAGAATAGGCATAGTCCAACCCCATTCACGGATACTATTTGCAAGCTGTTTGACTTGAGTATCTGGATGAATTTTAGGGTTTCTGTCGTATGGAATTAAATCTTCAACTGCAATCTGTTCGATCTCTTTTGCCGCCCACTGGCTCATTTTTTACCTCCGTATGTTTATTTATTCCTAAATCATGTTAGATATATTATCAAGCGTGTTGTTTTAGGCGTAATTTAATAATGCTGGCGATACCCAATTCGGTTTTTGCTCTTGCTGATATATCGCCGCAAACTGGCTTGTATCTTCGCTTTTCATTGTCTGCGCTCATCCACCATCTGCAAGCATTGCTGATAGCCCATGCAGGGAAGTCTTTTAGCTCTTCATACCAGTCCATGCCTAAAGCCTCTAGTAATTCTTCTGGCATCGCTTGCGTATAGTAATGGGCTTGCAGCGTTGCGACACGCCCAAACAGCCATTTGGAAGTTACTGGCTCTGTTAATTTCCCTAAAGCCATTTCAAAGAATGGTAAATCATCCTTGCAATCTATTTGCGAGTTTACCAAATGCTGACAGCATTGTTTGAGCATTGCCGCCTGTTCTGGCGTTATATGCTTTGGAAAACTTTCTAGCGTTGCCAAGCCATGTGCGCCATGCTGCATCCCATGATTTGAAAGTTGATCCTTTGGAAAGGTGATAATTTCTGAACTGTTCCGCTTCATGTGTTATTTCCTCTTCTGTAAAATCTCTTGATATTGCATCTGCAATATTCTTTTGGTTTGGAACCCATTGATCTGGCAAAGAAGTAGCTCTTTTTGATTTTGCCCTATTAGGTTCAATTACATGATTATTATTTCCAAGGTTAAGGGTAGGAATATTTTTCCTTGGCTGGTCGGAAATATTTTCCAAGGGGGTAGGAATATTTTTCCTAGGGTGGTTGTCGCCATAAGTATCCATAAGTTGCAGTAGGTAGCTATTGCTAGTCTGTGAGCCATTATCGCGCTTTCTCTCTACGATCTTTATGAGGCCCAAATTTTGCAACTCCTCAAGGTGATTGCGAACGCTGCGGTCTGTCATCTCGCAAAGCTCCGCTAATCTTTTATGGCTAGGGAAACATTCTCCTGTTTCGCTGTTATGATGATCAGAAAGCCAATAAAGAACTATTTTCGTTGCTGGCTTTAATCCTACTTGCTTCATGGCAAGAGCGGTCATATAATGGGACATGAAACTTAATCCTCTTTAAGTTTTACTACTGTTCGAACTGCCTCATATCTGGACCCTCCGAGCGGGGGTCTTTTTTTATGGCCTCTCATTAAAATAATCCGTCAAGCCGCTCAACAGCTTAAATGAGGGATTACCTTCGCCTCTCATCAATCTACTGAGGCTCATGTATGTAACGCCTATGCTTTCCGCTACATATTTAAGTCGCCTATCTTTGAGGCGCTCTCGTGCCTCTTCAACAGATATGTAACCGCTAGTTTTTTCTTCCATTGTTAATCCTTCTATTTTTTTCTTTACATTATTTATCATTTTCGATAGATAAGTAAACAGGCAATTTAAGGAGAATGACGTGAAAAGACCCAGCACAGCTGACTTGAAGGATGAATTAATCAAACTTTTCATTGATCATCAGCGACAAGTTGACGATCAATATGAAGCTGGTGAAATAGATCACCTCAAGTATTTGCAGCGATCAATACCAGTTGGAATGACTGATATTATTAACAAGGCCATTGAAATTGCGCACGGGAGAAAAACCCCATGAAACTAGACAGCGCAATTATTACAATGCTTTCTGAGGAACTTGCTCCGTTTAAAGATGACTTAGAAGTATTCTGGGATACACTTGATGGGGAAACAGATGTTATGGAAGCTGTAGGGAGCATTATTGAACAAATCGTAGAGACCGATGCTCAATATGAGGCCGTTCAAACCATTATAGAAAAATACAGCAATCGCAAGAATACAATTCAGAGACGCCGCGATAGTCTCAAGCTATCACTAAAGCGTCTACTGCTTTGGACGGGACAAAGCAAAATACCACATACACTCGCAACCATATCATTACGCAAAGGCGCAGAGGCTTTGCTAATACACGACGAAAGGAAGATACCAAGTCAACTCTGCAAGGTGACTATCACACCAGATAAAGTAGCAATAAAAAATCAACTGAAAGCTGGAGTTCAGATTGATGGGGCCGAATTGGTCGCTGGACCCGAAACTATATCAATAAGGATGAAATAATGACTGACGCAATCAAAGCGTTTACAAAAGCGCAAAGTGAAATGGGGGTCGCCTTAAAAAACGCAACAAACCCATTTTTGAAAAACAGCTATGCGGACTTGCAATCAGTTCAAGACGCTGTTTTTCCAGTATTCCATGCACATGGATTTGCTATTATACAGTGCTGTAATGCAGATGAACATGGTTTTTATGTAAGAACGGAAATTCTCCATGAAACAGGCGAGGGATTTCACAGCAAAGTGTACCTAGAATACAAGAAAGGCGACATGCAGTCTTTAGGTGGCGCGATTACCTATGCACGTAGATATGGTTTGCTATCTTTAACGGGTATTGCAGTCGCAGATGATGATGGCAACACAGCGGTTGGCATGGGGAGAATGCAGGTTAAGCAAGACGTCAAAGAAAAGCGCCTTACAAGACAGCAACAGGAAATGTTAAACAGAGCGGAAAAGCTGGAAACCTTTTTAACCGATGCGACAGCGGATCAAATGATACAGTTTGGCCCTGAGGTGCATAACCTGATTTCTAATATAAAGGGTTTTAACAGCATCAGAGCAAGCGAACTAGAGCTTGCTTACAATAACCGTGAAGCGGAGATTATAAAATGAAAATGATAACATTGGTCGGAAATGCAGTAAGAGATGCAGAGATAAGAACAACTCAGAATGGTGATGTGGTTTGCTCATTTTCTCTGGCTGTTAATGACAAAAGAGCAAATGAAACCTATTTCTTTGATTGTAATTATTGGGGCAAAGCTGGTGAAGCTGTTGCTCCATACATTGAGAAGGGCAAACAACTTACCGTTGTCGGAGATTTAAGTTGGCGAGAGTATAACGGCAATAAATATTTGCAATGTAGAGTGTCCAGCTTAACGCTGGGGCAACGATCTAAATCGCATGAGGTCAATATGTCACCAACTCAACAGAAAGCAGACCCAGATTATGATGACGCAATACCTTTTTAAAAAGAAAAAGTCCTGATATGAAGAAAGAACAACCCCGCATAACAGTACGCATGTCCAGCGGGGTTCTTGAGCCAGCTACTCCATATGATGCGGAAATGTTGGCTCAGTGTTCGGGCGGCACTGCATTCTCCTTATTGCCTTTAAGAGACAGGTCGCCCGAACATCATAAAATGTATTGGTCAATTCTGGGGAAAGTGGTCAAGGCTACTGGACGCTGGCCTACATCAGAGCATTTGCATAGAGAGCTTAAAATAGCCTGTGGATACTATCAGGTTGTAGCAAGCGAATTTGGCGGGGTTTATTATTTCCCTGACAGCATTGCTTTAGACAAAATGGACCAGCAAGAGTTCAATACATTCTTTGAGGCAGTAATGCAGAAACTGTCAGAGGCAATAGGCTTTGACCCAATGGAGTTATTAAATGACAGATAAAACTGAGCCATATGAAGTATTTAGAGGGGAAGGCGTTTCGATTGAGCAAATGTGCGCCGCATTGCCAAAACTTTTTGATATGTTTGACAATGAAGCGATTACCTTATGTCCTTTCCCGATTTTCTCTGAAAGTAACGGACTTGGCTCTAATATAATAATCATTATGCACCCAGAGTTAGAGGACCTTATGGTTTTCGATTACAATGGCTTAATCAAAGAAAGGTTTCTACAATGAGCGACATTCCACGCGCTAGAGCAATATTAGAACGACTTCTGGACGCAATGGAAGATGGCACATCTGACCCCATGTTCATAAGGGCGTCTGTGCAATCCGCGCTTAGTCATATGGTGCGGAAAAAACACAAAAATCAAAAAGCACCAGCGACCGCGAACCCCATAACTCCACAAATAAGAGACAGTGTGTTACAATGGCATCTGCAAGAGCCTTGGATGAGTACAAGGGCATTAGCGGAGAAATACAATGTCAATCAAGGACGAATTTCTGAAATCATCGCAGGGGACTATGGTGAACTCGGAGATAAAAGAACAGATGGACCTTTTGCGAAGAGAGGTTAATTTCCATGACAAACTTGGCGAACAAGCCGCCCGTAGGACTGAAAGACAAATCCAAAAAACAGAAGAATGAACGCTTTTTACAATCAATAAGATCAAGACGCTGCATTATTTGTAAAACTTTTAATGAGGTTCAAATGTCAGCGACCACAGCGCACCATCCCATTCACGATAGATATAGCACAAGGAAGCGTTCTGATTTAGACGCTATTCCATTGTGCGAAGGGCATCATCAAGGTCTTTGGGATAGCTCAAAGGTAGCTATACACAGACAGCCTAAATTGTGGCGAGAACTATATGGTCCCGACTATTCTTACTCGGATCATCCCACTGAACTTTAACATGGACATGAGCTTGCTGTCCTTGATCACAATATTGCTTTGACATAGCCAAAAACCAAATTTGAGCGTCATCTACATAAACAATTTTGTTGCAAGCATCCGCAATGATTTTACCGATGTTATCTATATCAGGGCGTGGCGGTATAACTATTCCACATTGGCATTCTATCGTCTTAGCCTTTGAGTATGACTTAGGAATATCAAAGAACGCTGTAATTATCATATTGACCCGCCTATCTGTAGGCTGGATACCCTGTCGTTTCATTTCTGCCCATGCAGCCGAAGCAACCCGCTTTTCATAGTCTTTGGTTTTGGTTGGCGTGTAAGTATGACCATTACGAGTAAAGCGCGGTCTGCCTTTACCTATTGGTGTGCCATATACTTTAAATTCACATATCTGTAGTGCCATGCACTAGATATAGTAGATAGCCCTCGTAAGGGCTACCATTTTTTCTGATGTTACTTTATGTAAAATTAACGATGATTATTTTAAAAAAGATGTTGACCTATCCACAATCTTGTGATATTCGTTAAATAGGCAAAAGGAGAAAATGACATGATTGCTAACAGACTTACATCAGAAAAAATCTTCAGCACTTTAGACGAAGCTAAAACTTGGGGCGAATACATCGCAAAGTCATGCGATTGGAAATTCTTGGGATCAGCAGTTGTTTACCTTGATCATGACATCGGGTTCTCACCAATTTGGGAGTATTAAAAATGGGCGATTGGATTTCAGAAGTTGACCTTATGATGCGGAAAGAAATTTGCTGGTTCTTTGACAGCAATATGAACGTAACCATAAAGCAGGTTGCGAGGCACTTTGATCTGACCGAAGCACAAGTCAAACAAATCCTTATGGACGATGCTTGGGGGACAAAACAATGAGGCACAGAATGTTTATCCAAAAGCGCAGTATGTTAACTGGAAAACTTAACGAAATGGAACTGCCCATAACCAAAGAGCAGCTTGACGATTGGCAGAGCGGCAGACTTATCCAGCACGCAATGCCACAGCTTAACGATGATGAGCGCGAGTTCTTGATGTCGGGAATTATCCCAGAAGAGTGGAACCAATGCTTTGGGGGTAACGATGACAGCTAAACTACAGTTTAGGATTTCAACGCCTAGAAGGGTATTCTGGACTTACAATGAGGAGTGGGCAATTTGGCATTTTGAGCAAGGGTCCGAAATAACAATTACTCATAATAACTCAATCAAGAGAGATGGTGTAACAATCAATCGACCAGAGGAAGAACAGCTTACCAGCGAAGATCAAATCAAAGACAACATCGGTCAAAGATACAGAGTTGTCTACACTGTCGCAGATATGCCAGATGAATACTTTTATGGTCGCGGCACATGCACAATATGGATGTAATCAAAAAAAGGAAACCAGACTATGAATGAGAATGAGTTCTTTAACTATCTTGATAGCGTTAAGACAAATGAAAAGGGATGTCTTGCTACTGAGTTCTTATATCACATGCGCACCAATCCAGCGACCTTTCAGTTCTTTGAGCAGTTCAGCTTACAAATGATACAGCGTCGACCTAAGCGCGGCTCCGCTTGGATGGTCGCTAACAGGGTCAGATGGGAAACTGCAATGACGCATGACGAAGTTTATAAAGTTTCCAATGACTTTATTGCGCTGTACGCCCGTTTATTTATGGCGCGACACCCGCAACATGAAGGGTATTTCATTACAAAAACAATGAAACGCATATTCGGCTTGTAATACAGAATATGGATTGATGCACAAAAAAGTGAAATAATTTCACAAAAGGTGTTGACATATCCACAAAAATAAAATATTGTGTTCTTATCGGCAATAAGGAGAACCAAATATGAATAGCTTTCCCAAACACGGATCACCAATGGATCGCGGATCAGCGGATGCTTATTACTGGCGTACAGCAAAGCCACATTACTGGCCTCAAGGCACTTACAAGGGATACCCAGTTCTTGAGGAAGATATGACCCCAGAGCAAATCGCTGACTATTACGAGGGTTATGACAATCAAATCGACAGGAAGGAATGGGACTAATGCTTATCGAAACATGGGCCGGAGAGCGCCTAAACCTGCGCTGGGAGCCATCAAAATACAAAACCAAGGCATCAGCAGCCAAAGCACTTTATAAGGCACTCTGCGAAGCTTGTAGAGCCTCTGGCATGAACCCTCATTATGAGGTCTGGATTAAATCACCAGAAGAAAGTCAACAGCATGGATATGTTGGGAAGGCTTGGCACGTTTGCTGGGAAAGCGGTCCACATGATTGGGCAATCGCAGTTTTCGCAAATGGGCCTTGGGGTCACTGCGAAACATATTGGGGCTTTGACCTCGCCTTCTACGAATGAGGATAGTAAAAATGCAATACGCAAATTATCACGGATATAGCGACATTCATCCATATGAGGTTGTCAAAAAGATAAGCGAGAAAACCTTAGAAATACGGGAAATGAACGCTGAACAAGACCCTACATGGACCCCAAAATGGGAACAGGGCGGCTTTGCTGGACACTGCGCAAACAGCGCGGAACAGCGATGGATAATTACTAACGATGACAACCTTCGCACACTTCGCATTCGATTACATAAAGATGGGGTTTGGCGAGACCGCTATGGGTCAAAATACCGATTAAGCGAAAAGCCACGCCGCTTTTATGACTATAACTTTTAGGGAGAATGACGTGGAAAACCTTCACAGATACATTGAAACTTGGGATGAAATTTCCGCTCGTCACAAGAGAGAAAAGAAAGAACTTTTGCTCTCTCTTTCAGAGAGCGGTTACACTCAAACAGAAGCGGCTAGAATACTAGGCCGCTCACTCACACTGATCAATAACTATGCACAAAGATATGGGATTGATTGGAAGGTAAAAAAACAAGGGCAAAGGACAGAGCTATGAACATTGATAAACAAGATTGGATCATCTTCGGATTGACCATAGTACTTGCAGCAATATTCGTAACAGGTATTAGCGCGGGGTGGTGGCTATGATTGAGTTCTTTACTGTCCTGATGATCGACTACGAAATGGCGTCATTCAATGCAGCGCCGCTTGCATCCATCGTCTACGCCTCGGAAAGCCATTGTCAACAAGTAATGGATCAGGGGTTGGCTGACCCGATCTACGATCATATCGTAAAGCTGTACGGCAATGACATTTTTATGACCTGCGTAGAAACAGACGTTGTGTCATCCGTACTTAGACCAAGGGCAAGACCATGAAAATAAAATATAACGACAATCCACCTTTTTGGAACAGTAAATGCGTTTCAAAAAAATCAAACGAAAAAACGATGAAACTGGCATCAAAAACAATTACAACAATAAGAAAGAAAGATATTTCAAAGCACCTCAAAGCAGGGCACCCTCAAAACATTGTAACGCTCCTTTGGGGAGCAGAGGGTGAGTATCAAACATTAAAAAAATATTCTTTTAGAACACAAAAAGAAGCAGAAGCTTTTAAACTGGCACTAGATGAATGTAGAACTTGGAACGCACTAAAATGGAGTTTTGTAATTACGGAGCTTTGTCATGACTAAAAAAGTTTTTTCTGTAACAATAAAGAGCAAACATCTTGGCTTATTAAATGCGATTTATGGCTTTGCAGTTTGCAACCAAGATACCATTTTCAAAAACATGCCAATGAAAGATCAAATGGAAATGCGCCAAGCGCTTTCTAAATTCTTTAAAACTTACCTAGACTTTAATCAAAATCTCAGAAAAAAAGACAGGCCGACAAATATTCATTCTGGCGGTGACGTTGAGGCACTTTTCAAAATGATTGAATTAGCAAAAGGGGTTAGAAAAACGATGAAAGAAAATCATCTACGCATGAAAGAGGCGTTAGGAGATAAAGATTATGCAACACTTTTATCAAATCTTGATGAATGTTGCGCGGACATGGGGGGCTTTGAAAAAAAATATAGAAAACACTTAAACAAGGGAGAAGAATAATGACTGAGAAATGTGTGTACTGCGATAGGGATGCTCTGGTAAAATCAGACTATGACACACTGTGTGCCGAATGCTATATGCGCAGAGAGGTAGAAAATGCTAGAACTCACACCAGCGGATCACGCACTTTTACGTCATCTAAAGCGAGAGGAAGAACGATGTCTAGACGCTTACCTTCGCACAGGTACAAAACACCCTAATGTTCAACAAGACCTGTGGAGAGCAAGAAAAGAGCTAGAAAAATTTGTGCGAAGTTTGCGCGTAGAGGGGAAAAAAATATAACTGATCTATACGATTTAAATCTAAAAGCTTATTTAGATGATGACCTTAACTATCATTATATGGAGAAAGGTCCGCATCTAAATCTATTTGAGAACTATACTCATAATGCACTTCCTTATCTAAATGGCGTCAAATCAATACTGGATGTTGGCTGTGGATATGGAGGTCCAGCGCGTTACATTTCCAAGCACAAACCAGAGTGCCGAATTACTTGTATTACAAATTCAAAATCGCAATACAAAGCCGTATCGCCACTATTAACCTGCTACTTAACAAAAGCAGAAAACTATTTCTCAAATGACAGATTTGATATTGCAGTATTCTTTGACAGCTTGTGCCACATGGATGGGCCGAAAGCTCTTGCGAACATTTCGAACTATACTGATAAAATTCTAATTAAAGACTACTGTTATTTTGGCGCAGATTACTATTACTCTAGTAGATGGGAAATGTCTTTTCGGTCAAAAGATAACTGGGAAAAAACACTTTCATCTATAGGCTTTCAAATAAAGGACTATAGGCTGAACCATAATGTTCTTATTGAACAATCTCATCTTTTTTGGAATGACAAAGTAAAAGACAGTCTAGACCCTCACAGGCAAATAAGTCTTATAAAACAGATACCTAAATCCCCCACACTAAATGAGGGAAAAGCCCATTGTATTATCTATGCAGAAATTTCGTGAGAAACAGGGCATGAATACAGGATTTCACCACAAAATACAGTAGTATCCATAGAAAAACACAATCTGTTCTGATTTTCCCCTGTTTCCCAAAACTATAAAAACACAGATTTTTTTTGAATGCAACTACTCTCTTATTTCGAAATGCGGTCCATCTATAAATGGACGTTTACCTTGCGATCTACGGAGGTCTACATACGCATTCATAGCATCTTCCATTGTGCCATCCCACTTCCTAATATCGTCTATGTGCCAAGCCGCGCCCCATCTGATAGGCACCCCAACAATAATCGCTGCCTCTTTGATTGCATCCGCAAGATCATCATACAGATTTAGTTCCCAGCTTGCGCGACCATTGATGTAAGCCATGACGTCGATTGCTTTGCCCTCTAAGTGCAAAGACTTCATCGTTTTACTTGCGCCCTTTGCTACAAGTTCTTTTTGCTGTTCGATGGTTCTCATGCCTTGAATAACACCAAAGTCGATTTTCGAAAGAGTAATGGCTTGTTTAGCTACGGCTTGCAGCCTTTCGTCAACGCCCTCTAACTTATCAAGGCTCCGTCTACTTAGCTTGAATGGCATCGTTTT